TCATTGACACCGGATCCTACATCTTTAATGGACTCATTAGTGGGTCTATTCTTGGCGGGGTTAGCAGCAATCGTATTACTGCCATTGCTGGTGAGTCGAGCACTGGTAAAACTTATTTTTCTCTTGCTATTGTCAAGAACTTTCTGGACACTAACCCTGATGGGTATTGTCTCTATTTTGACACTGAAGCAGCCGTCAATAAAGGATTACTGGAGTCTCGTGGAATTGATACGACACGGTTGGTTGTTGTGAATGTCGTGACAATTGAAGAATTTAGATCAAAGGCACTCAAGGCTGTAGATATATACTTAAAGACAACTGAAGAGAATCGCAAACCTTGTATGTTTGTGTTAGACTCATTAGGTATGCTTTCAACAGAGAAAGAGATTAAGGATGCTCTCGATGATAAACAAGTTCGTGATATGACCAAATCACAACTTGTCAAAGGTGCATTCCGTATGCTCACCTTAAAACTTGGTCAAGCAAACATTCCACTTATAGTTACAAATCACACCTATGATGTCATCGGTTCTTATTTCCCTACAAAAGAAATGGGTGGAGGCAGCGGTCTCAAGTACGCAGCATCTACAATTATCTATCTTTCTAAGAAAAAAGAGAAGGATGGAAAGGATGTCATTGGAAATGTTATCAAAGCAAAGACTCATAAATCACGTTTAAGCAAGGAGAATAAAGAAGTTGAAATTAGACTTTATTACGACGAGCGTGGACTCGATAGATATTACGGACTTTTGGAGTTGGGTGAAAAGCATGGAGTCTTTGAACGCAAAGGAAATCGGATCGTTGTTGGTGATAGCAGTGTATTTCCTTCTGCAATACTTAAGGATCCAGAAAAGTATTTCACGGAAGAAGTAATGGAAAAACTTGAAGAAGCATCGAATGAAGAATTTAGTTACGGAGAGTGACTTCGTTGAGACCTATGATGACTTTCTTTCTGAGTCAATTTGTTCACAACTGATAAGTTTGGTAGATGAAGAGAATGAAAGAATCGAAAGAGATCATAGACCTAATTTTTATCAAAGGAATATAGGTAATCTGCCAGAATATACTGGTCTGTATCAAAAATTTTCTGAGATAGGTATGAAGTATCTTACTGACATAGGATACTACGATGACATATTACCTCAGAAGTATGGATTTGAAGAGATGCGTATTAAAAAATATGATGTTGGAGATTCATTTGACACTCATATTGATGTATCTGATTATGCATCTGCAAGAAGATGGCTTGCCTTTCTTGTTTATCTCAACGATAATTTTACTGGAGGAGAAACAGAATTTGTTGATGGTAAAATGATTCATCCTAAGACTGGTAGTGTTTTAGTTTTTCCAAGTCTATGGACATTTCCTCACGCTGGACTACCAGTTAAATCAGGTACAAAATATATCTTGACTACTTATTTTCATTATATTTAAATGGATCGTATTGAAAAAGTTATCCTAAGAAATTTAGTTTACAACGAAGAATATCTCAGAAAAGTATTGCCTTTTATTGAACCAGATTATTTCAATGACAGGAATGAAAGAGTTGTATTTGAGCATATTACTAAATCTGCTGCAGAGTACAATAGTTTCATAACAAAAGAAGTACTCCAGATTGAGATTGAAGACAGACGTGATATCACACAAGATGAAGTCAAAAATATATACGGAACGATAAATGAACTGGAAGATATTGAATGTGACTTTGAATGGTTAAGTGACACAACAGAGAAATGGTGTCGAGACCGTGCTATCTATCTTGCATTGATGGAGTCGATCAAAATAGCAGATGGACAAGATGATAAAAAGAATCGAGATGCAATACCAACAATTCTATCAGATGCACTATCAGTTTCCTTTAATCGCAATGTAGGCCACGATTACTTAGAGGACTATGAAGAAAGATTTGAATCCTACCACAGGAAAGAAAGTCGAATTCAATTCGACCTTGAACTCTTTAATAAAATTACAAAGGGAGGTCTCCCAAACAAAACGCTTAATATTGCACTTGCGGGTACTGGTGTTGGTAAGTCTCTTTTTATGTGCCACCACGCTAGTTCTGTCCTTCTAGAAGGTAAAAATGTTTTATACATTACTCTTGAAATGGCAGAAGAAAAGATTGCAGAAAGAATTGATGCAAACTTATTGAATGTAAATATACAAAATTTAACTGAACTTCCCAAACCTATGTTTGAAAGTAAGGTAAATAATATTACAAAGAAAACACAAGGAACTCTTATAATTAAAGAGTATCCCACTGCATCTGCACACTCAGGTCATTTTAAATCATTATTAAATGAACTCGCACTGAAGAAATCATTTACTCCTGATATTATATTCATAGATTATTTGAATATATGTGCATCATCTCGTTATCGTACAAATAACAATGTCAACTCGTATTCCTATATTAAGGCGATTGCTGAAGAGCTCCGTGGTCTTGCAGTTGAGGCTAATGTACCTATCGTCTCCGCCACTCAGACGACTCGTTCTGGTTTTAGTAGTAGTGACATTGACCTTACTGATACGTCAGAATCCTTTGGTCTCCCTGCCACTGCTGATCTTATGTTCGCTCTCATTAGTACGGAGGAACTTGAGACGTTAAATCAAATAATGGTTAAACAACTTAAAAATCGTTACAACGACCCGACCATATATAAGAGGTTTGTTGTTGGAGTTGATCGTGCAAAGATGAGATTATATGATTGTGAACAACAGGCACAAGAAGATATACTTGACAATAAAAAAGACGAGGAGTATAATGAGGAAGAGAAAAAATCATCTAAAAAATCATTCGCAGAATTTAAATTTTAATGACTAAAAAAGTTGACTTTGATAAGTATGCTCTATTCGTGGATGGTGTCACATCCAATCCCAGTAAGGATTATCAATCTTTTATTGAGAGTCTTAGTACCCTTAACGGAAAAGGTGCCAATATTAATCGTCTTACCACTGCTGCTGTTGGCATTAGTGCTGAAGGTGGTGAGTTTATGGAGATCGTTAAGAAGATGGTTTTCCAAGGTAAGCCTTGGAACGACGACAATCGAGAACATCTTATTATTGAGTTGGGTGACGTTATGTGGTATGTGATGCAAGCTTGTGCTGCACTTGATGTTTCACTTGAAGATGTGGTTGCAGGGAACGTAGAAAAGTTAAAGAAAAGATATCCTGGTGGAGAGTTTGATGTTTATCAATCAGAGAATCGGGCATCAGACGACAGATAATTAAGAAAATCTTAAGTTTATAATATAATATAACTCGATGGATTATGAATTAGAATTAAAAAATGAACAATTGGAGAATATGATTACTGTTTACGAAAAACACATTGAAGAACTTGAAGAAGAAAACAAACAACTCAAAGCACAAGTTGATTTTCTAAAAGAGCAGTTAGCATATAAGACTTTTGGTAAACCGTTAGATTTGGAGGAAGAAGAATGAGTGGCGACATAGGATTAGAACAACCAATCATCTTTTATGATGAAGAGATTACAGAAGCAAAGAAAATTGTATTAGAGCATAAAGGAATTAAGTTAGCGTATCTGGAAATAAATAATAAAAAAGAAAAAGTAAGTGGCAACAGAATATAATAATGGTGATATAGCTGAGTTAATTTTAGCTGCAGCTATAGCATCAAAATTTAAAAAAAGATTGTCTACAGCAAAACTTTCAAGAGAGCAAGTAATATCTATCGGAGATTTACCTAGAATAACTTCGGGAGATGTAAAAGGAACATTAAGAACTATAATTTCTAATTCATTTAGATCTCAATTTAATGTTAGTGATAGGGATATAGTTAATAAAAGAATATCAAGAGTTACTGATAATATTTCTGTGGCGGTATGAATACCTGCAAATAGTGAGAGGTATATGTCAGCACAACCCATTGGTTCAAGATTTTCAAATTTTGAAAATATTTTTAATTCAGCAACAAACTTTGTAAATGCAGATATCGAGATTAAAAGAAAGGTTTTTAATACACAGTTTAATCTTAAAAAAGATTTA